CTTAAATAAATTATTCACAATTAGGGAACAGTTAGAACAAAGGGGTATTGATTTAAAATACACATCAAAAAATGATGGAGACTTTGATAATTTATATGAGAATTGGTCGGGAATTAAACGACACTTTTCGAGAGGATATAAGTTAAAATACAATTTACCTGAAGAATTTATTAATGACATTGAAAGAGAAATTGTAATTGATGGTGAAATTTTTAAACCAAAATTAATTTTAAATGAGGATGACTTTAGAATTGAGGGTCACAAAATGAAAAACTGTATGTCAAAACAGTTTCCACACGGAGCCATTTATATTTTTGTGGCGATACAACTTAATCGGAAAAGAATCAATCTACAATATCGAAAAGGACACCTAATCCAATCATTTGGAAAGGCCAACACACCAGTCAATAAAATTTTTAATGAGGCCACCACAATTTTAACCTCAAGATTTAAACATCACACAAATATTGAGTGGAAAAAAGAAAAATATTCAATCATAACTAATTGATTTTCAATATATATTTTAATTAAAAATATATTCTTATTTTTTTTGGAATTTCATAATTAATACTTAATTTTGTTTCATCACTAAACAATAAACAACATGAAGTATTTTTCCGTGTGTAGCGGTATTGAGTCCGCTACCGTAGCTTGGTCCCCATTAGATTGGGAATGTGTGGGTCTTTGTGATTTTGCATCCTTCCCACAAAAAGTATTATCTCATCATTATCCAAGTACAAATTTATTTTCAGACATCACTAAACTAAACGAGCATGAAAGCTACAAAAAAATCAAATTCAACTTATTGGTCGGAGGAACGCCTTGTCAATCTTTTTCCGATGCAGGACTCAACAAAGGAATGGATGATATCCGTGGTAGAGTCTCCCTTGAATATGCAAGAATTCTTAAAGAAAAACAACCAAGATGGTTCATTTGGGAAAATGTCGAGGGCGTTTTTAAAAACAAACACAAAAAAGCCTTATGTGAAATCATCTCCTCTTTCACAGGTGTTGACTTCAAACCAGAAAGTCTTGACAAACAAGGTGTTGTCCAAGGTGAAGAATACTCAATCGCTTATAGGGTTTTCGACAGCCAATACTTCGGAGTTCCCCAACGACGCAAAAGAATCTATATTGTCGGATATCGTGGAAAAAACTGGAAAATCCCATTCTCAGTATTATTTGAGCAAGGATGTTTTGAAAGCGTTGAAGAAAAGAATAGAATCAAGAGGGATGAGTACACCCAAAATATTCTTGGACAAATTAAACTCGCTGGTACGGTAACTAAATCTTATGCTCAAACATTGGTCGATGGTTTTGGTAAAGTATCAACATCAAACTATTGGGCGGATAAAGAAGGTATTAGAAGGTTTACTGAACGTGAATTAGAAAGATTACAAGGGTTTCCTGATGGTTACCTTGATTTTGAAATTAACGGTAAAAAACCAAGTTATTCTTCCGTTAAAGGGGCTATTGGTAATTCAATGACTGTCAATGTAATGTATTGGATTGGACAACGAATTAATTTCATTGACAATTATGTGGAATCTAAAAAGATTTTGAAATCCAAGAAAAATTAACTATATTAGATTATGCAAGAAAAAGAATCAAAAACAAATAGTCATTTTTGGATTAGTATTATAAAGTCCATCATAAGATTTGGAGCATGTTATTTTTTATTTAATGGTGACCTTAAAAGTTCGGCATTGTTATTCGTATTAGCTGAAGGTTTAGGTATTGCCGAAGAAATATTTTAAATATGAATCATTATTTAACTCACGCATTCGTAAAAAAATTAAAAGATGAAAACAACAGAAAGGCCAACGAACAACTTCGACACGGTAGTGTTCAAAGAACTGAACTTCCAACCACACCCGATGGGGATAGGAAATCAATGTATAGTTCAGTTTCCAAATGGTTACGGAGCTAGTATTGTAAAAGGTGAACATACTTACGGAGGTAAGAATGGTTTATATGAAATTGCCATCTTTGGTAAAGATGGTGAAATATCATATAGTACACCAATTACAGATGATGTACTTGGTTACCTTTCGGAAGAAGATGTGGAAAAAACATTGACTGACATTAAAAATTTAGACTAATGACAACCGAAACTAAATTTAGAGCGGGGTTAACGATAACATTAATAGGTTTGACCATAATGACGTTTGAATATTTTGAGAAGGACAGAGTTTATCAGGAACTTAAAGTATCAACATCAAAACAAATTGATAGTCTTCGTGATGAATCCTTTATTCATTTTATCGAAGCGGGTAGATATGAAGTTGCTTTAGAAATTTATAAAGAAACAAATCCCAAGGCAGTTCAAGAAATAGAATTAATTAAAGCAACACAAACAGAGTAATATGAGTGAAAAAAATACAAACTTTCATATTGGTAATGGATCTTATATTAATATACAAACTAGTTCGATAATCAAACTAAGTGAGGAGTTTGTTGTGTACACCGAAGACGGACCAATTTCATTAACAGTAGATATTGTTGCAGATTTTGCAAAAATAGAAAAAAAACATCATGAGATATTTTTTAACGTACTATCTTCAAAATATTTAAACAAAGCGTCTTTTGGTGATAACCCCTTCTCAGAATGCAGACCCATTGTTAAAAGAAAGTGGTGGCAATTTTTTAAACCTAAATTTGTGGAATTATGACAACAGTTGAAATTATTGGTTCATTAATGATTCTTAGTGGAATTTTAATTGGGTATAGTATGTATACCGCACCTGAAATGGATGAAAATGGTAGAATAACAAAACCAGGTAAAAAACTTAGAGACTTATTTAAAAAATAAAATATGATATTTATCATATAATCAATTCACATGGCATACGGAGATAAGGTAATAGACCATTTCAATAACCCACGAAATGTAGGAACTTTGGATAAAAGTAAATCCAATGTAGGTACGGGATTGGTGGGTGCACCCGAATGTGGTGATGTAATGAGATTACAAATTGAGGTTGTTGACAATATTATTGTCGACGCAAAATTTAAAACCTTTGGATGTGGTTCAGCAATCGCAGCGTCTTCTTTAGCCACCGAATGGTTGAAAGGAATGTCAATAGATGACGCTATTAAAATGGATAACATGGAGTTGGTTGAGGAACTATCATTACCTCCAGTTAAGATACATTGTTCAGTATTAGCAGAAGATGCTATCAAAGAAGCAATAAAAGATTATAGACAAAAGCAAGGATTACAGGAATTAATCTTTGAAAAACCTAATAAATAAAAAACAAAAAATAACATATGAGTTTTATTATCGGTAAGGCTTGTGTTGATTGTATGGACACCGCATGTGCAAATGCCTGTCCAGTTGACTGTATTCACGGACCAATTAATGTTGATGGTTCAGGTTCTGAAGTTGAAAAAGATGGTAGAGAATCGTTTCCTGGTGGACAACTTTATATAAATCCAGATACCTGTATAAATTGTGGAGCGTGTGTTCCTGAATGTCCCGTTAGTGCAATTTACGAAGATGAAGATTTGGCAATAAAATCGGGTGAAGAAGAATACGTTCATAAAAATTATGAATTTTTTGGTTTAAAATATAATTAAAATGGTTACGGTCTCAGAGAAAGCACTTGAACATGTTATAGAATTAATGATGAATCAGGGGATAAATCCTGATACTCATTATCTTCGTGTTGGCGTTAAAGGAGGTGGTTGTAGTGGATTATCATATGCGATGGATTTTGATGACACAATCACAGACATGGATGAAATCGTTGATTTAAACGCGTTGAAGGTGATTATAGATAAAAAATCAGTTTTATATCTCTACGGTACTGAATTAGATTATTCCGATGGATTAAACGGAAAAGGTTTTAATTGGATTAACCCACAGGCAAGTCGAACTTGTGGTTGTGGTGAGTCATTTGCACTCTAACATTTTTTTTTCTCGTTTATTTTTTTTATATTATACCTATGAAGGTATTAGAATTATTTGCCGGTAGTCGTTCAGTTGGTAAGATTGCCAAGGAACTTGGAATGGAGGTTTTTTCTTCCGATTTAATTGAATTTGAGGGTATTGATTACCCTATTAGTATATTGGACTTTGATGTCACAAAAGTCCCGTTTAAACCTGATATTATTTGGGCATCACCACCATGTACGGGATTTAGTGTTGCGGCAATAGGACATCATTGGACAGGGGGTAAAGGAGCATACATCCCTAAAACGGATACCGCTCGACTAGGTATTGAATTAGTTAAGAAGACATTAGAAATCATCAATCACTTTCAACCAGCATATTGGTTTATGGAAAACCCGCGTGGAGTTCTTCGTAAATTAGACGTGGTTAAAGGATTGAAAAAGAATTCTGTCACATACTGTCAATACGGAGATGAACGAATGAAACCAACCGACATATGGACTAACAGTGACGATTGGATTTCAAAACCTATGTGTAAGAATGGTGACCCTTGTCATGTTGCCGCACCAAGAGGTTCTCGCACTGGTACTCAAGGTAGAGCGAATGCTTATGAAAGAAGTAAAATACCTGAAGACCTTTGTAAAGAAATATTAAAAAGTTGTTTGTAATGGATATAAAAAAAATATACATAAGTGGAGGTAGTCAATGTATTGGAGGTGGATTTAATTGGCCTGAAGTTAAAAAAGTTTATAAAGAAGTTTTCAATTTGGAAATTGAAAATCATTTAGATGTTGCATACCCAACTATTGTTGGTAAACACTTTAATGTACCAGTGGTAAATGAAGGAGACTTTGGTGGATCTGTACATAGATTATTAAGACTAACTTATGATTACATATTTAAAAATATTAATGATTTAAATGATACCTTATTCATCATTGAAATACCGCCAGGTTGGAGAGAAGAAGTCTATTCAAATGAATTAAAACGTATGGTTAATATGACAATAGGAAATATATTGTCACCTGATGACCCAACAGATTTTGCTGGTGGTCATGACAAAAAAGATTTACATAAAATACATAAAGTTATATCATCATATTTTGAGGCGTTTGTTGATTATGATTTAGAATTAGATAAATGGATGAGAGGAATATTGGGATTACTTTCTTATTTTAAATTAAATAACCTAAAATACATATTGATTGATACTGGAGATTTCCAACATTTTTTATTTAGAAATAAAGTAAAAGGTGATTACAATTATATTTGGTTTGAAGGGCCAAATTGGCCATATAACACCACACCAATGACCCATTGGTTAACTGAACAGAAATTATTAATTAAAGATGAAACTAATGGTTTGGCAACAGATGAACATATGGGTATTGAAGCACACAAAATAGTTGCCAACAGTATTATAAATTATATAAATGAAAAGTTATAAATGAATATTAAACACCCGTTAGTTAAGGGTAAAGTAAAAGAAATAAAACCATTCATCTATTGTGTTGAGGTAGATGATGATTACGATAGGGCAATGTTGTTCTGTCGATACCAAGAGTTCTACGAATCCCCATATAAAAAATTCAGAGGTAAACGATTTACTTGGATGGAATATATGAGACATTATAAATTAGCATGGAAGAAAAAAACATTTACATACCCTGACGATTGGTCTGGTTATAACATTCCAAGTAATGTTATGGATAAAGCAAACAATATATTCTACAAAGATACCGAATATGATGTTATTATGAACGACATTTATTTTTATTGTGCGATTGATTCACAAAATAAAAATAACGGAACAAAATGTAATTGGTATTTGATTGGCGCAAGTTCAAAAGATAAAGGAACAACTAATCACGAAATTGCCCACGGTTTATATTTCACAAATGAAGACTATAAAAAGAATGTTACCAAGTTAATTAAAAATATTAAACCAACTCACTACGAAAAATTAAAAAAGAAATTAATTAAGATGGGTTATGTTGATGATAAGAAAATCATTGATGATGAAATTCATGCGTTTATGTCAACAGGTTTATATAATGGATTGAATACAAAAGAATTAAAAGTATACGAAAAGGAATTTAAGAAGAATTTTAGTAACTTTACAAAATGAGACAGAAGATAATATTCATTGACATTGATGGACCCTTAGCTTGGGGAACTTGGAATGAGGGTCCCGTAACAATAAATGGTGGTAGACACGGAGAATTTACAATTCCATATCCTTGGGTTAAAGAAGATTGTGATGCTCTTAAAATTATATTAGAAGAAACTAATGCGAAGTTAGTTTTAAGTTCTGATTGGAGATTCCAATTTGCATTTAGACAAATGAAAGACATATTTCAACATTATGGAATTCACCCATCAAATCTTTTGGATATGACATGTCAGTTCTCTTTGTGGAATAAGTTGAGTAGAACATCATTAGAACACGAAAGAGCATTACAGATTGTTAAGTGGGCTAAAGATAATAGGACATCTAATTGGATTGCCATTGATGATTTGGATTTATATCACACATTCAAATGGTTAACAACAAAGACACCGATGTGGAGACATGTTCAAGTGGATGGTGACCATGGAGTTGGTGGTAGGTTGAGAGATAAAGTTGAAGAATGTATACTTAAATTAAACAGATAAAATGAAAGCACAAATAATTGTATTCGCAATAATATTCCTATCACTTACTCCAATAGTAATTTTATGGATTAAAGGGATGGAGTTTATGAAAGAAAACCATCCAGACTACACAGGAGACGATTTATTTGGTTCGTTTGATGATGAAGAAGAAAATGAGAACGATAAACATCAAATTATGTAATTTCTGTGTATTTATATTAATATGAAAAGGTCGTTACAAGAAGATTTAAAAAGAATTCACACACTTACTTATGGTAAAACTGTAATTGAAGAGGGATTTTTAGATAATATTTTAAGGTCAGTTGGGTTAAAGAAGGACGACAAGAAGATTGATGACCCAATGAAGGCCGATTTAGTTACCTCTGACGTTAACGATTTCTTTTTGTCATTACAAAAGGCGTCACAATCTGGTTTAAGTCAACAACAAAAAGGCGGAATGACATTTCAAAAAGACGTTGAGTCTATGCAAATAGGGTTAATGTTATTAGGATATGAATTACCAAGACATGGTGTTGACGGATTGTTTGGACCTGAAACTGCGGCTGCCGTTACTAAGTTTACAAATGAGAAGGTAGGTAATGTTAAACCTGTTAATGAATCCGTTAGTTTAGTAAGTCAAGGTGGTGGAATTATAGGTAAACCTGGTCAAGGTACACATAACGCAAATGATTGGGCTAGTGGAAATGCTTGGGATGTGACCGGTCCTGTCGGTAGTCAGGTATTTTCAATTACCAATGGCGTTGTTGAAAAAGTTAAAAAAAGTGGTGGAGATATTGTTCGTAGTGGCGTTAAGGTAATATTTGGTGATCAAGTAAAAATAAAAAGTAACGACGGTAAACCCGATGTTTTTTATACCCATATAGATTCTTCATTAAATGCCGGTGATTCTGTTAAAGAAGGTGATGTTATAGGTACAATAATTCAAATGGGTGGTATACCATCACACGTTCACGTTGGGTTATCTAGCGGTAACTTGAGTGATTTGGCTTCAGGTTTAAGTAATGCTGGTGGTGGAATTAGTACTACCACTACGATTACGAAAGCAACTCCTGAGATGTTAAACAAACTAGTTGAATTATTAAAAGAAAGGGGTGTTAAGTCCGAAGAACTTAAAAAATACATTGATGCGGCAGTTACTACAGGTGGTGGAGCGTCATTCACCGATTTAGATTTAAATACAGACGAAGGTTACAGAAAATATAGTGAAATATCACAAAAATTCATTGATAGTAGAAAACCAAATTTATTAAACATTACGGGTGACATGATGGCGAGAGGTGCTAAAGGTGCCTTTGTTAATTATAGAAAATATGTGCCGCCAGAATTGGCGTTAGCACAATTAGCGGCTGAAGGTGGTATTGGTAATGGTGACCCTAATAGTAGACCTATAAGAACCAAGAATCCATTTAATGTTGGGAACACAGACAATGGATCAAACGTTCAACAAAATGACGTTCAAAGTGGTATTAACACCTATTACAACCTAATTGCCAAAAATTACCTTACAGGTGGTAAAACCGCAAATGATTTAGTTCAAAACTTTGTTAACAAGTCAGGTAATAGATACGCAACCGCAGATTATGAACCAGTAATTAATAAACTTGCGGGTGAAGTTAACAGAATTGCGTCGACAGTAGCGTAATAAGATTATTCCATTATTATTTTGGATTTATCAAATAAGTTATATATATTAGTATTCTAAAACTATTATATGCCTAATGAAATTTGTATTTTATGTGGTAAAGAAACCACGGTAGACATGAACACACACGTTGATTACAGAACAGGTTACATTGAAGGAGCGGGACAATTATGTACCTCATGTTATCTTAAAGGGGACTCAAGTAGCCGAGATATGATAATGATACCCCAACATTACATTAAATCATATCCAAATGATGCTGAATTGGGTGGTAAAATTAGACAGTTTTATTATGAAAACTTCAATGTGACATCAGAAGAAAGCAAACCAAATCAATGGATTTGTGAATATTGTGGTGGAGATACCTCAGAAGTGGACGGAGATTACTTGGTAAATACTGACCATCTTTCTTGCGTTCTTAAAATGAATGTATAAATAACACAAATACTATAATTGTAGTATTTATATACATATAAGAATATCTATCAATGAAAGAAATATTAAAGAAAGACTTAATGAAACAACTTGTTGAATCTCATATGGAGGTTGATGAGTTAGCGGATTTTAAGAAACAACAAGGGATTGAAAAATCTTGGGAACCAATCATGAGTGAACCTCAAGACAGTCCTGGGTATGAGGGATCATATAAAGCCAGAGGTTCTGAATTCAAACAAGGAAGATACGGTACAAAAGAAAAACTATTACCAATTAAAACTAAGGGTGAACACATCGGACACAAAGTTCTTGATAAATCAACAGGAATGCCAGTTGTTATCTTTTATCCATGTAAAAGAAATATTCAAGAATTTATTGCAACACATAAAGATGTTATTGAAAGTTTAAAAGAAGAATATGGTGATGTATATATTACCGATTCAAATACCATACCAAATTGTGAAACACGTTTGACCGGTTCATTATCAAAATCACTTACAAATTTAGACACAAATCAATCTAAAGAAGTAAATTTAAAGGTTAAAAACGATTCTGAAATTTCCGATGCAAATTATATTAAAAGATATTTGTTATATCCATTAATAAATCAAGTTTTATTAGGTGACGGTACGGTACAAAACCATTTAGAAAAATGTTCATTACCAAGAATCAAAGTTAGTGATAGAGCCAATTTAGATAGACACAGCGCATTTTCAAATTACGAATTAACATATCAAACTTTAAATTTTAATTCGTACAAAGATGTGAGAGATTTCTTCAACGCTGCGGTTAGAAACGTACAGGATAGTGAGGTCACCCAAGACGAAAAAGATTATAGAGAATATCATTTAGCTCGTCAATTTAATAAAGTTTATTATAATTGGGAGAAAACCAAAAAGAACAATTCCATATGGCGTGGTTTCACAGATATTTATAATTTAGAGGCATCGGGATATGCTTCCCAACCTTTTGATGTAACAGTTTCGTCTTTACTTACAATAAAAGGTAATGAGATTTTAGGGAATGGATATAAATGGTCAGTTGAATTTATTACTGAACATGGTAAAAAATTAAAAGACAATTCACAATTAGGTAGATTGAAATTAGCGAAAGACTATGAATTTACATCTGAAGAAAATGTGGTTGATGTTGCTGTTAATAGGAGTAAAGATTCTTTAGTTAAAAATCCGAAGGTTAAAGAAGGTTTAATTAAATGTTTAGAAGGTATTAAACAACAAATTTTACAGATACCAATACAAGATCAATTAAAACGTGCTAAACTTGTTCGTTTTGAATTAACACCTGAAGAAAAAATGGACTTAAAACGTCAAAGACAAGAACGTTTATCTGGTATGAATCAAAGTCAAGGTGAAGAACAACCAGAACTTAATGAAAGTTTAGTTAATAGTATTGTTCAAAACATATTAAAAGAAATAAAAAAATAAAGAGCCCATCCTTGGATAGTATTCTTGGATTGACACACGTACGTGTTTCGCTTTAATCCTCACAGAAATGTGGGGATTTTTTTTGTGATATTTCGTGATATCAAAAGAAAAGTTTATCTTTGTGTCATAAACTAACTCATAATGGGCACAAACTACTACAGAGTACCAACACACGAAGAAATGTTGAAGAGACAACAAACTCTAATTCAACAAGTTACATCAATGGATATGTCAATCGAAAACCTTGAAAGAGAAATGAAATATATTTCCCCAACAAAAGATTGGGAATGGTTTTCACCTTGGGAAATGTTTATCGATGGGACAAACATTCATTTAGGTAAACGAAGTTCAGGTTGGAAATTCTGTTGGAACTTTCACAAAGACAAATACTATCAAGATAAAGAAGAATTACTTTCATTTATTCGTTCAGGTCGTGTTGTTGATGAATATGGTGAGGAACAAAATGTTGAGGAATTTATAACGATGGCTCTTGGATGGGGAGAACCTGATGGGTTGGTTGTCAATGAGATATATCGAATTCAACAAAGAGCTAAAGGTGTCGGTTCATTTTTTGATAGACCCGAATACGACGATAGAATTGTTGATGGATTGAGAGTTTCATCGTCAGATGATTTTTGTTAAAAATAAAAACAATTCAATATGATATATGTATCAATAGACATCGAGACTTCAGGTCTTGACCACGAGAAACACAAAGTATTATCTATCGGTGCAATCATCGAAGATACCGAAAAGAAATTACCATATGAAGATTGCCCCAAGTTCAATGCAATAGTTCTTCAAAATGAAATCAATGGTTCACCAAGAGCAATTACAATGAACAAAGAAATCATTTCGATGATTGGTGATTATCTTGAAGGTACCAATGACCATAGATTTCTAATGGACACACATACCGAATATAGTTTCTATAAAGAAGATGAAGTGGTTGTGGAATTTTATCGTTTCCTTTTTGGAAATGGATTTGGGTATGAATTAGGACCTGGTGATTTTGTTAATAATACCATAAATGGTGTTGAGTATCCTGCAATAGGTGGAAAGACAAAACCAATCACATTAAATGTTGCAGGTAAAAACTTTGGGACATTTGATAAGTTATTTTTACAAGAATTACCTTGGTGGCAAAAGTTAATCCGTACTCGTCAAAGAGTATTAGACCCAGCAATCTTAATGGTTGATTGGACGAATGATAAGTCATTACCAAACTTAACACAATGTAAAGAACGTGCGGGTGTTAATGGTATTGTCACCCACAACGCATTGGAAGATGCTTGGGATGTCATTGAAGTACTTAGAAAATTTTATTAATATGAAAAAAATAATTGGATTACTTTTAATTTCAATCACATTGGTTTCCTGCTATGGAGACGGTATTGAAAAAACAAAAACAAATAATGATGATTACGATGTTATATACCTTTTTGAGAAGGATGGTGTGAAAATGTATCGTTTTTATGATGGAATGCATTATCATTACTTCACAAGTAAAGGTGAAACCATAACAACACAGACAAGTGGTGGAGCTAAAAACGAAACTAGATACCAAGAAAATATTAAATAAATTTTATTAAATGAGTACATTGTTAATTGTTTTTTTAATATTGGTTTGGATAATGTCATCAACATATGTGATGTATTATCATAATAAACATTACACATTGGGTTTGGATATGATAATAGGTGCAATATTGTTAGGACCAATATTGGCTTTAATAGTAGGAAAGGATGTTGAAGAGAAGAAGAAATATTATGGGGTAATGGAACGAGAGAGTAACAATCAACATAGAGGATGGTTTAGAACGATGTCAGAAATTAATAGACAACGAATGACAAGTTTTGGTAGAACTATCCCACCTCCACCACCAATATCACGAATTGCTCAAGCACAATCAGAAAGAGAAACAGCAATTAGGTCCGCAATCGAAAGAATAGAACCACCAAACAGAAGACCGAATAATAAAAAAGATTTTAAATTTTTTCATTAATGTTAAAGATACCGAACGATAGGAAAGTATGGGTGACTTCGGACACACATTATTCACACACAAACATATGTCGTGGAATAACTAATTGGAGATTACCCAATGGTGATGTACCAGAGAAACAAACACGCCCATTTGAAACGTTGGATAAGATGAACGCGTCGATTGTAAACAACATCAATGAGGTTGTTGGTCAAGATGATTTATTGATACATTTTGGTGATTGGTCATTCGGTGGATTTGAAAATATCGAAGAGTTACGTAATAGAATATGGTGTAAAGAAATCCATTTAATTTTTGGAAACCACGACCATCATATTGTAAACAATAGGGAGAACTGTCAAAAACATTTTGCGTCAGCTCAATGGTTTTTACAATTAAATTATATGGGTGAAACTATAGAATGTATGCACTATCCAATTACCTCGTGGAACGGATTAAATAAAGGACGTATTCATCTTCATGGACATTGTCATCTATCCAATGAAAAGAAAATATCATTTAGAAGAATGGATGTTGGTATGGATGGACATACTGAATTTAGACCTTACGATTTACATAGGGAGATTATTAATAAAATGAAGAATCAACCAATAGGTTCTGAATTAGGTGGAGACCATCATGTGGATGAATTGAAAAATATTGTTGGGTAGAATTTATTTTTTAAAAAAAAAGAACTATATTAATACAAACACAAACTATCCCCATGAAAACTTTACTCATTAAAATTCTAAATTTATTTAAATCTTATGAAGTTGTTAAACACCCACCAGGTGAAACAGAATTTGATTATATACCGATGAATGAAATCGTTGAAATCAAAAAGAAGAACACAATTAAAAGAAAAAAAATTAAATAATATATGATTTATGACTATCATTATGTAAATGGAATGAAAAATATTGTGGGATAATTTTTTTATCCCATTTTTTTTGTTTACATTTTTATCAAAACTTATATTATGTTATTATTTGTGGTTATTTTATTTGTGGTTATATTATTAATTGGGATTA